TCTTCTAGGGAAGATGGATGCTCTTGTTGATAAAGAACTTGACTGTGATGACTTCGACCGTCTTAAATTTCTTATAGACATTGAGAAGGGTCAAGTGGGTAACGTAGAAATTGTATTTAATTAATTGAGGAGAAAAGAAAATGAAAGAAAAACAAAACCTGTTCGACCGCGCATACCAACTAGAGTCCGAGCTGTTGGTGCTGAAGGAAGACCTTAAAGAGCTTCAAGGTGAGTTTGTGTTTCATAAAGAATACAACACCGAGGGCTTCCCAAAAGAAGAAGTGAAAGAAATTCTTGATGCAGCAAAAGCCAAAGCTAAACAAGATGATCTGAAAGCTAAGGCTGAGAAGTTCACCAAGCTTCAAGAAGTTATCGAATTGTATTCTGAGTAAGTGTTGAATTAAGGGGCTGAAATATGCCCCTCTCTTTTAGGAGGGAGGATGAAAAAGCCAATAAAACTGCATATGGGATATAAATCTAAGAGTTATATTCTAGTCGATAGAGCGGAAGATAAAGTACGACCTAATGGTAAGAAACGCCCGGTGTGGAATTGTAGGTGCGAACAGTGTGGTGCGGAACGTAAAATAGAATCACAGTTGATAGCCTCGGCTACTCATTCAGAATGCTGCTGTATATCTAGTAAACTGCCACAACAAAACAAGTCTCGCGGTGGAGCAACCACTAAGTACAGAGGGGAGTATAACTCATACTGGCATATGCTTGGCAGGTGTTATGACGAAAGGGAGGATGGTTACGAAAATTACGGTGGTAGGGGCATAACAGTTTGTGATTCTTGGCGAGAAGACTTTAGAAACTTCATAGAGGATATGGGAGAAAGACCAGAAAAGTTTGTTCTGGACCGAATTGATCCAGATGGAAACTACTGCCCGGAAAATTGTAGGTGGGTAGATAGGAATATGTCTTCATACAATACACGGAAGGCTTCGAATAACACATCCGGTCGAACAGGGGTCTATTGGTTTGAAAGGGTAGGTAAGTGGGTGGCGGCTATACACGTAAAAGATAAACAGATACATCTTGGGTACTTCCTTGATTTTGAAGACGCCGTTAAAGCCAGAGAAGATGCGGAAATTAAATATTATGGAGTAAACAAGGAATGAAACCAACTACCGCTGTTATCGACCTTGATCTTTTTAAGTACCATGCCGCAGCGGCTGGTGAAACACGGTCTGTTCTAGTCACGCATAAAGCAACTAAGCGAACAATAGAGGTGGCCAACCGTACAGAATTTTATGGTGATTGGAGAAAGAAGGAAGGGGGGAAGCTTGCTGAAATAAATAAATCCCGAACTTCACCTTTTCTTTGGGACGAATTTGAATATGAAGATATTCAACGACCAGAACCTATTGAGAATGTTCTGCACACAGCCAAGGTGATGGTAGAAAAAGACTTGAAATCATCAGGAGCAAAAAACTATCTCGCATTTCTTGGAGAGGGGGAATCTTTTCGTACTGAGCTGTCAACCATCTCTAAGTACAAAGACCGAGATAGTCTTCTGAAACCTCTTCTTCTTGGAGAGGTGACGGAATACTTGAGAAAGAAGTTTAAAGCAGAGATTGTCACAGACATTGAAAACGATGATCGTGTTGTGATTGAGTGCTTTAAACGTCCCGACAGGTTTGCCGTGATTGAAGATAAAGATTTCTGGGGATGCCCGATCAACGTGTGGGATCGAAATCAACAAGAACGGGGCATTGTAAGTTGTAACAAGTTTGGTAAGTTGTTCCTTGATGATAAAGGTAAAGTGAGAGGTGAGGGGCGTATCTTCTTTTATTGGCAAGTGTGTGCATCTGATAAAACGGATGGGTATGCAGCTAATTCAGCCTCTGACCAGAGATGGGGAGATAAGGGAGCATTTAACGCTTTAGTCAATTGCAAAGACGACAAAGAAGCACTGGTGGCACTTGTTCAAGTATACAAAGACTTGTACCCAGAGCCTAAAATGTTTACAGGGTGGCGAGGAGAAGAGTTTGAAATTGACTGGCTTTATGTCGCATCTGAGAATTGGCACATGGCCCGAATGCTCAGAACCATGGATGAGCTTAAAAACAAAATTGAACTAAAGGATGTTCTAATTAAGATGGGGATTGAAGTATGACTCCTTGGGAGCAATGGCCCCAACTGTGGAAATCTGAATCTGCTTGGCTTAGTTATGTTCGAGGGGGTGTGCGGAAGGGTTTGTGGAATCGTTATGGCCCTAAGCTTGAGTTTCTTAAGTCTCGTTTAGAGATGAGGGATAACCCCAACCCTCGTTCTAAGAAGAGATTTCCTAAAGTGAAGATGGGGCAGTGTGAGGAGTGTTTAGAATGGTTTAGTCAGAAAGACCTAGAAGTCGATCATTGTAAAGGCCATAACAGTATGAGAAGTGCAGAGGAGATTGGTAGTTTTGTTCAAGCTCTTTTATGGGAATGCTCTTTAGAAGACTACGCCCTCCTTTGCAAACCATGCCACTCAAACAAGAGTTATGCTGAAGCTCAAGGAATTTCCATAGATGAGGCAAGGGTGATTAAATTCGCAATCGAGCTATGTAAGAGAAAGCTTGATAAAGATTGGCTTACTTCTAAAGGGATTGTTCCAGCGGGGAATGAGAAAGCTAGGCGTGCTCAGATCATTGAGAAACTAATGGAGGAGAGAGTTGATGAGTGATAAATTATATGGCTTGCAATACTTGAAGGATGATGAAAGCTTGTGGTCGGAGTGTTATATGTTTTCCCACTCCCCACGTAAACTGAAACAAGCCGCTCAGTTACCCAAGGGGGTATGGTGGTACGCACACCGGAGTGACATTGATCGGCAGGTGACAGAAGAGGATACTATCTCCTACACCACAAATTACGATCTTCGTGAAGCACCTAAACAACCCGGTCCATACTACAAGATTGTTGAACTTCCACTAATTATCTGAGGAGAATGAGATGAGTGAGATGGAGTGGAATAAGGGGAGGCTGATTCCCTTTAACATTACAGAAGATATCGCAAAAGCACTAGTGATTGCAAAAGAGGGTGAAGATTCACTTGACGACTGTTACGAAACATATTTGGAACAGCTATCGGATGACTACACATGGTATGACGACACTTTAGTTAAGGTTGGTGGGGATTGGTATAAAGTGGAGTTTGAGATTGAGGGTGGAGAGTTAGACGGATTTGCTGAAGCATCTGTAAACCGAGATGGCTCTATTGACTTCAACACCTACCATTATAACGGTGGCGGTCATTGGACTGAAGTTGTAGAGCGTGCGCTTGAGAATGGAGGAACTTAGAAATGAATAAATACGAAGCAATGTTTCACATGGACGCAGAGACGTTTTGTGCAAGTTGGTTCTTTGCAGAGATTGTACAATTTGGGGTGTTTGCAAATATCTTTATGAATCAAGTAGGGATTCTGTAAAATGGATGATCTTATTGTCGAACAGATTGAACAAGAGGGTGATGAAGAATGAACACTCTAGTTTTACATAGACCAGAAGCAGGAGATTGGACCGTAGCCTATCTGGATGACAAACTTGTCTATGAGGGGCACAGCGGTTTGAATGACCTTTCTTGGGAGGTATTATGTTCTCTTGGTGTTGAAATTAAGACGGTGGAGTATACCGACGAAGAGTTTCAGGAGAAGTTCTAAATGAAAGAAGACATTCATTATACAAATCTAATGCTTGAGTTTGAGAATCTTAATAGTCGCTTGGATAGTTTGGAAGAGATTCTTGAGGAATATGCTTGCAGCAGGCATACGCCAGCTATTCGCAACAAGTCCATAAATGCTGAAGAGTTTAGTCGGTTTTGGAATGAAACTAAGTTGACAGAGGAGAATGGGGTTTGAATAGGATTTTAGTGGTAGGTGACACTCAATGTAAACCGGGATTGGACTTGGACTACATGCGTTGGATCGGAGAGTATATAGTTGACAAGAAGCCGGATGTCGTTGTCCATATTGGAGACGCATACGATTTTGAATCCCTTAGCTCTTATGATCGGGGAACGAAGGCATTTGAGGGGCGTAGGCTGAAGGCGGATATTGAGGCGGGGAATAAGGGTATGGAAAACCTACTCAAACCTTTGTGGCAGATGCAGAAGCAGCAGCGTTCTGGTAAGAAAAAGGTTTACACACCACGGCTTGTGTTTTGCACTGGCAATCACGAGAATCGCTTTGACCGTGTAGCCAACAGTATGCCCGAGTTTGAGGGTTTTGTTGGGATGGAAGTCTTAAACCTTGAGAAGTATGGCTGGGAAGTCGCCCCTTTCCTACAACCTGTAGAGATTGATGGTATCTACTTTGTCCACTACCTTGCAAACCCTATGAGTGGTAAGCCCTATGCTGGTACTGCAATGAACATCTTGAAGACTGTTGGTCGGAGTTTCGTTGTTGGTCACAGACAGGTCTTGGATATCGCTATCCGACCCACCATTGACGGGAAGCACCAGATCGGCATTGTTAACGGTGCGTGCTATGAACACCTTGAAGACTATAAGGGATTTAGCGGCAACAACCACTTTCGAGGGGTTGTAATGCTGCATGAAGTTGAAGACGGCTTCGCGCTCCCTATGCCGGTTTCCCTAAAGTATTTGAAGAGGAAGTATGGATAAAAGATGGCTTGATAAGAAAACTTACTTCAAGGTTGTTGAGGTGTTGGGCATAGAGGGTCGGCACCGTATGTGCAATGCCTTGTGTACAATATGCAAAAATGTTGTTAAAATACGGCTGAATAGGGTTCAGGGTGATGAGCAAGCATCTTGCGGGTGCGCTGCAACCCTAGTGCCTAAGAAGGATGTATCCGGTGTTGAAATCAATGGAGTGCTTTTTGTAGGCTACAAGACAAATGGGGTATGGAGGGTAAGATATTCTTGTGGCCACTACGGGGACTCTCTAGCATTCAGTGTTAAAGCAAAAAGGACGACTCTGTGCAACAGTTGCTCTAAGGCGCTCCCTACCACAACCACGCACGGCATGGTGAGGTCCAAGGAGTACATGTCGTGGCAGAATATGATGAGGCGTTGCTATTCTCCAAGTAACAATAGGTCAGAGTATTATAAGGAGCGAGGAATCCTAGTTTGCGACAGATGGAATCTTTCTGAGGGCGGCTCTTTTGAGAACTTCTACGAGGATATGGGATTGTGTCCCAAGGGTTACTCTTTAGAGCGATTGGACTTGAATGGAAACTACAGCCCAGACAACTGTATGTGGGCCGATGACATCACTCAAGCAAACAATAAGAGTAACAATATCTTGATAGAGAATCTAGACGGAGAGTCTTGGTCTTTACGGAGGTGGTGTGAGATACTTGGGAAGGACTACAAGCGAGCATGGCATCAACTGAAGAAAAAAGGCTTACCTATAGAGAGTATTCTCGGGGACGGGTTTAAATTAAAGGAGGTCGTCTATAAGGGCGACAACTGATTTGGTAGCGTAACCGCTTGACAACAAAAGAGAAAGATGAAACAATGCACCGCAAGGACAATGAAGCAAGGAAGCTTTTATATGAAGATTAAATAGGAGAAAGAAGTTGACAATTAATTACGACGAGATTGCAAAACTACAAGAACAAGTGTATCAGCAGAATGTGAAGGCTGGTTGGTGGACAAATCTTCAGACAAAAGGCCTTAAATCTAAAGGTGACGTAACAGAGATTCTTGCAAAGCTGGCTCTTGTTCACTCAGAGGTTAGTGAGGCTCTTGAGGGTGTTCGTAAAGGTTTGATGGATGATAAGCTCAATCATCGTCCAATGGTTGAAGTTGAACTGGCTGATGCAGTGATTAGGATTCTTGATTTGTGTGGTCACGAAGGTTACGATCTTGCAGGTGCTATTGAAGAAAAGCTTAAGTTTAATGCCGTGCGTGAAGATCATAAGATGGAAAATCGTCTGAAAGATGGCGGTAAGAAAGCCTAAGGCCTTGGTTGGGGTATGTTGCGTCGGTAAGTCATATAGACGCAAGAAAGGAGGTGGAGATGAAGATTCGTGTAACTACAAATCGTTATGAGTATATGGGCTTGTTTCAAAATAGTCACCACGACGTAGAAGCAACCGCCATAAACAGTTGGAACAATAAAGAGTATTACTTCAAACACATGGGGCGCAAGTGGGCGTTAACACAGGACGACTGTGAAGAGCTTGTCAGTCTAGATGATTTCCCATCACAAAACGAAAAGCTTCTTGATGTGATTAATACAGATTTGAAGCAGCAGGGTCCGATTAAGTCTGATGGTGGTAGTAGTTCATATTATGACCTTCCTGTAGCTGAATGGCTCCTGTATACTCTCAATGAGCGACAGAAGGAAGGGAAGTGCTACATTAAGACAGAAGAGATGATTAGTGCTTTCTTCGGTAATGACTTTTCATTTGGCACGCTTCTTAAGAGTCTTGTTAGAGCTTGGGGAATTAAGGTTGGGGCTGGTAAGGCTGGTAATGATATGAAGTATGAGACGGGTAAGATTCGTTATTATGCCGATAAGATTTTGGAACAGAATGAGGAGAAGAAGTAGTGGGAGTAAGTGCGGAGGTAATTGCAGATAGCAGTTTTAGAAATACAAGGTTGATCACCCTAGAGGTGGAATTCCACAGATTTGTGCTGAGTGAGAATAACACTCACAAGGCGCAGAGTCGGAACATTCAAAGTAGCAGGGCTATTCCAATTCTCCGACAGCTTGAGCAAATTGCAAATGACCCTGCGATGCCTGTAGAGTATCGGAAGAACAAGTCAGGTATGGTTGCCGGTGAAGAGCTAAGCCCAGAAGAGATTGAAGAAGCTAAGAAGGTCATTCTTTGGATGCGGGATTGTTGTCTGTTTGGTGTTGAGAAGCTGCACAAGATTGGACTTGCAAAGCAATGGGCCAACCGCTATGTTGAGCCTTGGATGTGGACAAAAGGTGTTGTAACCGCCACACACGAAGCTTGGAAAGCAATGTTTAAGCTACGTTGCCACTATGCAAGTCAACCAGAAATCCGGGCATTGTTTGGTGCGATTGAGTCTGCAATTAACCAAAGTAATCCTTACAATCTAAAAGCTGGCGAATGGCACCTTCCGTACATCTCTTTCGGTGTTGATGGGAAGGGAGATGCAATCTATTACATCTCCACAGAACCGGCCACTTACGTTGGTTTGGAGATAGAAGACGCTGTTAAGATTAGCGCAAGTTGTGTGGCACAAGTGAGTTACAGGAAGCTTGACGATAGCATGGAAAAAGCAGAGAATGTTTATGCAATGTTGAACCTTCCGTGTAATGGTGTGTACCCAGACGATCCACCACATTTCAGCCCAACAGAGCATATTGCTAAGGCTGGTGATGTAGATGATATTAGTAAAAGCGGTAATTTCCATTCAACAGACTTTATCCAATATCGGAAAGCTCTTGAGATGGGTATTGAAGAAAAACTCTTTTAAGGAGTAAACAAATGACAGGCTTTCAAGAAGAGTTTCCTCTTGAGGATTGGATTCAGGAGTTGGCAGTATTAATGAAGCATGTGGAAGGAATTAAGAAACGAGAGGCGCATGAGCGTATTATTGAAAACATTACAGAGTTCGTAGGCTACCATCAAGTAGGTATGACCCCGAAGATGGCTTTTGAGAAGTTTTGGGGAGGTGGTAAATGAGTGTGCATTATTATCTAAGTGTTAGTGATTTGCTTTTGGTTGACGGTTTTAAAGAAGCTTATGGGAGTGGAGATAAAGAGAAAATCTTCTCTGTTTTGAAAGCTAATGGTATGGATGTTGAGGAAGGTGTTGATGAAGTGTTCTGCACACATCGCAATCTTCGTGGAGATATTGTAAAATGTATCCGCTACGAGGGGTTTGAGTTGACAACCAAAGAGTGGTTAAATATGGGCGCTGCCTCGCTGGAGGCTCACATTGCTGCTTGCCCAGATGCTAGTAAGCGAGTACACTTGGCAATGCTAAACCCACGGGGTTCTGTAGATAATCTCTGGGAAGATGAATAATTAAGCTTTAAGATTTCTATTTATTAAGGAGGAAGAGTTGAAAGAAGTTAAGATTTTTAGCGCGGAATGGTGTTCTGGGTGTCAGGCTCTGAAGAGTCAATTGAAAGCAAAAGGTGTTCAGTTCACTGAGGTAGATATGGACACCACTGAGGGTATGAAGGAGGGTTCCCTTAATGGTGTGCGTTCTCTACCTACGATTATTTTAGGCGATGAGCAGAAGTTGGTTGGCAATAGCCCAGACGTGTTGAAGAAGATTGTGGAGTTTTACAATGACTGAGCAGATTATTAAACCACGCATTGAAACTCCGAAAGACACATACACTTTTGACTATCCACAAGCAATCAAGATGGCACAAGATCAAACTGCTATCGTTTGGTTTGCGGAAGAGCTTGGTGTAGAGAAGGATGAGGGAGACATTCGTACCAAATGTACGGAGGGAGAGCGTCACGGTATCACTACAGTGTTGAAACTTTTTACTCGTTATGAGTTGATGCTCGGTGGAGAAGAGTTTTGGGGTGGGAAGGTTACGAAAATGTTCCCACGTCCTGAGATTCAACGGATGGCTGCTACGTTCTCTTTCATTGAGTTGGGAGTACACGCACCATTTTATGCTTTGATTAATGAGACCCTTTCCATCGCAACCGATGATTTTTACAACGCATGGAAAGAAGATGAAGTGATGCGGGAGCGAATGAAGTTTATCAGTAAGTATGCTGATAGCGATGATCCGCTGGAAGCTACAGCAGCGTTCTCCTTTATGGAAGGTGTTGTACTGTTCAGTAACTTTGCTTTCTTGAAGAGCTTTAACGTAGGGGGTTACAACCTGATCCCTCACATCACTGCTGGTATTGATGCTTCAAGTAAAGATGAACACTTGCACGCCTTGGCCTCTGCTTGGCTCTTTAAGCAAGACCTCACTGAACGTGAGCAGTTGGGTTTGATTGATTCGCAAGGTAAGCAGAATCTTCGGAAGAAAGTTTATCGAATCGCAGAAAAAGTTTATGAACATGAGTCTGCCCTTTGTGATAGAATCTTTGAGAAAGGTGGTATCCGTACCATCACAAAAGAAGAGATTATGGATTTTATCCAAGATCGGATTAACTTGGTGCTGGATCGTCTTGGCTACAAACCTATGTTTGAGAAACAACAAGGTGTTGTGTCAGATTGGTTCTATGCCCAATTGAGTAGCTTCAAGTATTCGGACTTCTTCAATACGCAACAGATTCAGTATGTCCGCAATTGGAAGAAGCATGAACTAGGTTTTCGAAAGGAGTTGATTTAATGTCGCAAACGTATGAACAGTTGTCAGTAGAACGTAAGAAGTTTCAGGAGGAAGGGTTGCTACCCGATTGGTACTCTACTCTTAGCTGGCAAATGTTTAAGAGTAAGTATGCAGTAGAGGGAGAGCTTGGTGTTAAAGGTCGTTTTGAAACCATTGCTAAAACTCTTGCAGCCCATGCACCTAAAGACGGTCGTAACTGGGAAGAAGAATTCTTTAATGTGTTGTGGAAAGGTTGGCTTAGTCCAGCTTCCCCCGTACTGAGTAACACAGGAACAACTCGTGGCCTCAACGTCAGCTGTTCGGGCGGCTACATTGGAGATAGTGTAGATTCTTTCTATCAGGCTTTGCGTGAACAAGCTCTGCTTTCTAAACACGGCTTTGGATGCTCAGGTGTGTTTAGTGATGTGCGCCCACGGGGGTCATTCATCAGTGGGGGTGGTGCAGCAAGTGGTGTTGTTCCCGTAATTGAAGACTTCGCCACTATGACGGCTAAGATTAGTCAAGGCGGTAATCGTCGGGGAAGCACAGCAAGTTACCTTGACATTGAACATGGGGATTTTAATGAGCTTTGTGACAAACTACTGGCTGAACCAGATGGATTGAACATTGGATGGGTTCTGACTGACAGCTTCATTAAGAAGCTTGATGAGGGAGATAAAGAGGCAAACACACGCTTTAGTCGTGCATTGTATGTGAAGATGGTTTGTGGTAAGGGTTACTTCTTTAAGATTGATGCAGCTAATCGTGCCCGTCCTCGGATGTATAAAGACCTGAACCTTGACATCAAAGCGTCAAACTTGTGTTAATTGCTAGCACAAGTAAAACTCATTGAATTCGGTGGAAGACTAGAACAGTTAATACCGAGCGAAGCTTCTCTTCTGAGAGGAACGTGTAACGACTATCCAGAGATGGAGTACACCCAAGCGGGTGGAAGCGGTGAGCCTCCTTATGGGGTGATGATATAGTCTGAGCTGCATGGGGACATGCAGGAGTTCATAAAGAAGTTATTAAGAATTTCTGTGATATAATTTCTGTTTAAAAGTAAGGAGTCACAGATGTTCTATATAATTTATAAAATAACAAACAAGATAAACAATAAATTCTATGTAGGAATAACCTCAGAAGGTTTAGAACATAGATTTAAAGGTCATTGTAGAAAAGCTAAAATAGGTTCTACTACAAACTTTCATCAAGCTCTTATGAAATATGGGAGTGAGAACTTTACTAAAGAAATTTTACACTCTTTTGAATCAGAGTGTAAAAAAGAAGCTTACGCTATAGAGCAGCGTTATATAGACAGCACTATGGAGATTGGTTTTGGTTGGAACATTACTGACAGAAGAGGGGATAAAAACCCTATGTTCGGTAAGATTTCAGGAAACGCAAAACCTGTCGTAGTAAGAGGTAAAGAATACACTAGTGCCACAGAAGCCGCAGAAGCTTTAGGATTAAGTCCTAAAACAATTTCTCAATGGGCAAGAAGCACTAAACCAAAAGATGACCATTGTTATTATATTTAATTCTAAGAGAACCGGATAGGCGTTGCGAACCTATTTGAACAAACTGAGCGAAATTATGTTGCATTCTTCGGAGGAGTACAGCTTCAGTTGTATTCTTTCCAGTATGAACTTGAGCAAGTATGATGAGTGGAAGGATACGGATGCAATCTTTGTAGCTACAGTGTTCCTTGACTGCCTTTGCAGTGATTTCATTGAGAAGGCTAAAGGTATTACAGGTTTGGAGAAGGTGGTTGCATTCACTGAGAAAGGGCGTGCTATTGGTCTTGGTGTACTAGGCTTTGCTACTCTATTGCAGAAGAATCGGATTCCTTATGAATCTCTTGATGCACAGTTTCTCAACGATGAGATTTTCAGTAAGCTGCACAACCAGAGTCTTGAAGCTTCTAAGTATCTTGCAGAGAAGCTTGGTGAGCCTGACTGGTGTAAAGGATATAGTGTTCGTAACACCCACCGAACTGCTTGTGCTCCTACAAAGAGTACAAGCATCCTGATGGGTGGAGTGAGCGAGTCTGTATTCCCCGATCCGGGTATGGCTTTTGAACAGTCGAGTGCAGCAGGTGGTATGAAGCGTGTTTGCGGGGAGTTGTACAAGATCATGGTTGAGCGTGGAGTCTACAATAAGAAAACTATTGATGACATCATTGCTAACCTTGGGAGTGTGCAGCACGTAGAGTGGCTTAGTGCTGATGAGAAGTGGGTGTTTAAGACAGCTTTTGAGATTGACCAAGAAGTGATTCTTCGCTATGCTTCCCAACGACAGAAATACATTTGTCAAGGACAGAGCCTAAATTTCTTCTTTGCTGAGGATGAAGAGAAGATTTCCAAGGTACACACAAAAGCTTTGCTTGACCCTAACATCTTGAGTCTGTATTATGTCTACAGTCGTTCAGGAGTTGTTGTTAATAACGAATGCCTCACCTGTTCGGCATAAGATCGTAAAACGCACTCAGCCGGAGTAGTGCCCGGCACCTAACTTAAATCTTGGAGGAGATAAATTATGCTGATGCAAATTAAAACAAACGGTGCTACTGATCTTATCATCAACCTGACTACCGACAACGTGGAGTATGTTCAGGATATGCTCAAGATGGTGGAGAACAACATCGTTGCTATTAAAAGTGACTACTACGGTGCAACAGAGGTTGAACTTGAAAGCACACTCACTGTAGGTAAGCATATTAAGTTTAAAGGTAGTGACGGTAGCTATGGTGAAGTTAAACCAGACCTGATTATCTCTGCTGGTGAAAGTGATGATGTTCTGAAGAATTATGAAGCGCTCCCAATGGAGGCGTTGCTGAGTGTTAAGGAGCAACTGAAGAAGTTGCAAGATACTAACGCAAGTCTGAAGAAGGAGAATGACTATCTGAAGGCTACCGTTGAACGTCTTGAAGCTGCCGACCAAGCTGAAGAAGAGTAAGCACTTTCCTGTGAACAAAAGAAAGCCCCGGCAAGAACCTTAATTGGCTCCTCCGGGGCTTTTAATTTCTTCTTGTATTGACAAAGCTATTCACTTGTAGCTTCTGTTCTCTTGACTGCAACATCAGTGATAGTGAGCGAGTTGTGTAGACTGTTATTGTTGATTAGTCTTTGTTTAGGCTCTTTCTTAGACAACTGCTCTACTTTATTTTCCAGTAATGTAATCTTTCTGGATGTTGAGTATTGGTAATCATTCTGAACTTTAGCAAGGGAGTTTATCTTTTGTTCTAAGAAGGTGGTGTTGTTCCCAATCACCTTCCTGTTCTCATCCCTCACCATCTCTATCTGCTCTAAGAGATTATTAGAGTTAGTGCTGTCCGTTGCACTTCCCCATAGAATAATCAAGAGGGTGATAGCTAATAACAGGAAAACAAAATTTACAACATTCTGTAATAGCGTCCCCACGGGAGTCCCCTTACACG